GAAAACAGTTCTGTGAGGGATTGGGCGAAGCTGGTCGCGACTTCGTCCCGGTGCATATAGGCGATCAGGGTGTCACCCATGTTGTTGGCGGTTCCTTTCAAGCTGGCGGTGTTGGCGGTTTGAACTCTCCGCGCCGCCGACCGCCAAGGCAACGACGCGGAGAGGCTTTACAGGTCAGCGGCGTACAGGTCGCCGCCGAGACATCACGACATGATCGACGGCCGTCTCCACGATCGGCGGACCGTCGTCCTCGACGGGTTCGTCGCCGGTCTGGCGGCGGATCAGCCACCGTTTCAAATCGGCGACGGACAACATCAGGCGAACGTCGGCGTGACGAGGCCGGTGCTAGTGAGAGTCCCCTGTGCTCCGGGGTACCTACCCGCCGTGAACGCCGAGTACGAGTACACGACGAACTTGACTTGCAGGGTGCCGGCGCCCGGCTGCTCCGCCCGAATGAACAGGGGTGCGCCGGCGTCCTCCCACAAGTGGAGTTCGCGGGCGGTGACACCGAGGATGACGTCCTCGTTGGTGGAAGCGCCGGCGGTGATCGGCAGGTTTCCGTCTAGGACGACGGGGACACCGAGAATGTTGCGTCCCATCGCGCCGTAGTCGGTGGTGCCGATGTTGCCGGCCTGCACCGTACCGTTTACCTGTGGCACGTTGAGGAACGGGAAGCTGGTCCCGACCTGCGACGAAATCCACCACCAGCGGCGGGGGTGCATGATGAAGTGCGACACACCCATGTAAACGCCGGTTTGGATCGTCGAAATCAGTTGGGCGAGCTTCGGGTAGAGGGCCGACGCCGCGGGGGTCGTCGCCGCATACTGCACGGCCGCAATCGACGACGTGGAGCGGATGCCGAGGTGGGTGCCGTTGGTGCCGGCTGCGTTGAGGATGGCGTCGTCGAGCTTCGTCCAATACGCCATCACCAAGTCCTGGGTGACGATCGAGTCGACACCGGTCGACCGTTCGAGCGCCTGCCGGCTGATGTCCTGTTGGCCGGCGTAGGTGCGGACGTTGACCGTCAACAGGGTGTCGTCGATGTCGACTTCGTTGACGGCGTCAGCCTCCGACGACTGTGCGGCGACCCCGGTCCCGGTCGTGATACGGGAAATGTTGACGGTCATTCCGTCGCCGGGGAGTGGGTGCCGGTTGCAGATTTGCACGGTCGGCGCCGCCGCCTGTGCCAACGGTGCCACCATGTCGGTGAGGTATTGGGGGACCGTGAGACCGGCGAATGCGCCGGTGCCGACGTCGCGGGCCTCGTAGCCGGCCGCTTCGTGCAGTCGGGCCTCGCGGCTGTGCCGTTCGAGGCGTTCGTTGGCGCCCGGATCGTTCCGGGCCGAATTGTAGAGGTCACGGTAGAACGAGACGCCACGCCGCTCCGCCTCCGGATTGTAGGTGCGGGCCTCCGACTTCACCCTGATCGGCCGCTCCACAGCGGCGGGATCTTCGGCCCGATCGGCCCACTGCGCCGCCTGCTTCGACGCCTTGTCGGCGGACTCCATGTAGGAGACGAGTTCCGTTTCGCGGGTTTCCAAGTCGGTGATGACGGGGTCGAGTTCGGCGACCTGGCCGTCGATGTCGGCAAGCTGGGAGCGGAGTTCACGGAACCGGGCCGCCTCCTTGGCGTCGAGGTCGCGGGATTCGCCTTCGGCGGCGTTGACGAGGGCGTCGGCCTCCGACTGGCGGACCTGACGCTCCTTGTTGAGCGTGTTGCGTTCGGCGAGCTTGGCTTTGACCTGTTCGCGGACGGTGAGCAGCAGTTTCGTAGACATTTGTCGATCCTTTAAGGATTAGGGGGGGTGGGATCGGCACAGGTGGGGACAGGGTGCAAACCGGTGGTGCCCGAGGGGTCCGGCGGGGTTGCGGCGCTGTTCCCGGCGTGCAGCCGGGGAATTGTTAGGCGGTGTGGAGAGCGGACAGAGCCGCCCGTGCTTCGGCGACGGTCATCCCGTCACGATTGGTTTGCATTTGGGCGGCGGTCGCCGGGTTCGCCGGGAACGACACGACAGACACGTCGTACAGTCGGACTTCTTGGATACGGCGCACCGGCGCCGACTTCGGATCGGCCGTGGTGCCGTCCTCGTTCTCCCAGCGTTGCCGGGTCACCTTGAACGCAAACGACATCGCATCCAACTCGCCACGCTCCAACCGGCGGACGACAGCCATCGACAGCGGGTCGTTCGGGTCGACACGGGCCTCGTTGTATAAACCCATCCGGTCCGATTCCAACGACAGGGTGCCGGCCTTCGTGGCTGCCATCGGCAAACCGTCATGATCGAAAAACAGGTAGACGTCGTCACGTTCAGCCACCGACTTGTCGGCGGCGCCCCTGGCGACAATCTCCGACCAGCCGTACGGTGGGCCGCCCATCACGTCGTATCGGGTGTCGTAGACGGCGGCGTAGCCGACGATCGTCGGGGAACCGTCCGGCGCCTTCCTCGTTTGCACCCGACGACACACCCGATACTCCAAGGTTTCACCCTTGTAGTCCAAATCGAACCCGCGGTGTCGTTCGTCGAGGATGTGTTCCCCGAATCCTTCGGCGAGACGGACCCGGACCTCGTCGGGAAGGTTGCGGCAATCATTGAGCATTCGAACCTCCCACCGGCGAAGACGACGGCGTTTTGGGTGCGGCACCGCCGGGCGGCCACAAGAATTGTTGACCGGCACCGCCGGGGACCGGCGGCAGATCCTCGAGCCGGCGCCGCTCATCCGGCGAGGCGAATCCGCCACGGATGGCAATGTCATGCGCCTTGTAACGGGAGAGCAGGTCAACTCGGAGTAGGGCGTCGGCGTTGAACTTGACGAACCGGGGACGGGCCCGCAGACGGCTGAGCGATCGTTCGAGGCGAACCAGCCACGGACCCACCGTGTACGTCAACAAATCCAGTGAACGGGCCTCCACGTTCGCATACGTCACCTGGCCGCCCTCACCGGGTGGGCGACGGAAGAAGAATCGGGCGACGTCATCGGCGTTCGCCTTGATCGTCTCCAAGAACTGTGACTCGTTCGGACTGACCTGCATCGGCTTCAACGTCGCCCCGGCACCCATAATCAGGGCGCCACGGCCACCATGCAACGCGTCATACACCCGCTGCTTCAACACCTTCGCTTGATCCTCGTCGATCGGATACTCCGACTCGAGCACCGCCGTCGGATGCGCCCCGTCACCAAACCATTGGGCACCAAACTTTCGGGTCGCCAACCCCAACCCGATCGTCTCCGCCGCATACCGGATCGGCGACAGGCCGACAGGCGACCCCGGCATCGAATACGCCTGTAGATGCCACAGCGGACCCGCCGGCCACTTCTCGATCGGCTTGTTGTCCAGCAACCATTCGACGGGACCGAAGTTGAGTTCACGTCGCAGCGACACCCGATCCGGATGCAGCACAGCGACATGATCCGGCCACATACCTTCACCGAGTTCCGACACCAAACCGAACGCGTTACCCCTGAGCAGCAGCGACGTCATCACTTGACGGCACCACACTTCGAACCCGGAACCATCCCCGCTGGGATCCGTCAACAGGGTTGACGGCGGCAAAACGACCGGTGGGCCGCCCTCCACCCTGCGGTACTCGTCCACCGGCAGAGTAGACACCAACTCGGACAGCAGGTCGACGCATGACCACACGGCACCCAACCGCATCGCCTGCTCGTCGTCAACAGGGACACCCGAATAGGTGGGGCCGCCCCGCAACGTCAACAACAGTTCGGCCAACGAGTCCGCCGACCGCACCTCGCGGGCCTGGCGGCGGCGGTCATCGATCCGGCCCGACAACCCATCTGAAAGCAACGTGAGAAGTCCGCTCACACACAGACCTCCCAGGTCAAACCATCACCACACATTCGCCACAACGTCAACCGGACGGCTCGTCTCCATCGCCCACAGGGCGACAGTCGCCGCCACCAACGGCGTGATATCCACCGTCGAATCGCGCCGCACCCACTTCCAGGCGTCACCCACAAACCGGCGGGCCGCACCGGCAACCGCCATGTCGAGACGGCGATCACGCTTCACCCGCAGACGGGCCTCAGCCACATCATCGAAGAACATGCCGCACGCCTTCGTCACATCGCCACCCACCGGAACCAGACGGCGACCCAACGACTCGAGTTCATGCGCCAAAGAAGCGACAGGCCCGGCCGCATCGTAGGCGCACACCGTGTCCCACTTCACACACAACTCGGCGACACGGCCCACAACCCAATCAACA